GTGACGAGAGGCTCAAGGCGAGCGTGGAGATCGGCAGAGAGAGGGACGGAGCGTGAGCTACCGTTCTTCGTCCCATCGCCCCACAGGTGGACCCACTTGGCTTCAAGCTGTGAGGGCTTGATCGACAGAAGCTCCGACACTCGCATCCCAGTGCGGATGGCGACGTAAGCGAGGGTGTCGTAGGGAGCGGGCAGCTTGCGGAGCAGCACAGTCTCTTCCTCATAGGTGATCCAGCGGATGCGCCCCTCGTCCTCGTCACGCCACTCCATCTCGGGGAGATCGTTCGTCTTGAGGCCCCTGCGCTTGCAGAAGGTCATGAAGGTGCTGATCGCCGACAGGTAGCGGTTGACGGTGGCGTCCGAAGCCTCTCCGTCCTTGAGGGCCGTCACCACCTTGTCCACCGCGTTGGCGTCGAAGTCAGCGAGGGGCAGGCTCTCCCCAAGGATGTCCCTGATACGTGCGAGCTTTCGGAGACTGTTCGCTTCTGTGGACTGGCCGGACCAGAGAATACCCTGTGCGCTCTTCACCCCGTCTCCCAAGGTCAGGGCGCGGAACGTCTGCGTGGCCTTCACGGGCGCAACGTCAGGCAGTTGGTGAGCAAGCCGGTGGGTAAGGTCCGCTTCCATGGCCTTCGCTTCAGGGAGGCTCCCAGCCCGCCCACGGAGCCTACGCCCCGCGAGCTGGACTTCGATGCGGTAGCGCCCGGTCAGAGCGCCAGCCTTGCGGTCAGGATAGATAGCCATGTCAGCGTGCCTTGTTGATGAGTTCGGCGATTAGCTGCTTACCCTTCAGGGATAGCGAGTATTGGTTCTTGCGTAGCTCCGCAGGGTCGGCTTCCCGCACCACGATACCGTAGCCTTGCCCCCCTGCCCGCGTCTTGTCTGACAGATCGAGCAGGTAGCGACTGGCGGAGGACTTCTTCATCTCTGCGATTTCCGCAAGCTCCCCAAGGCTCGACCCTTCGTTCAGGGAGACAACGAGGAACATGTGGACTTCAGCCACCGGCATCGTAGGGCTTAGGTAGCGAAGCCGCTTGATGGCTTCGGCAAGCGAACGGATTGACCCACGGTTGCGGACCAGCGAGATGTCTTCAGACAAGGGACGCCCCATTGAAAGATAGGCGGTGGATACGGCTTGCAACATAGTGTCTCTCCCACAATATGACCTTGAACGTCCGCTTTTGCAGATAGTTCCCGATTGCGTTAGCAGAGTTTTGAAACATGTCCATAGCCTTAACAGAAAAACACAGATCGCCCCATCCCGTTAGGGGACGAGGCGAACGTGTGCAATGCTACTGGTTTGTGACTGTCATTTCTTCCCGAACCCGAAGCGGTCCACGAGGGCGCGGATGCCGAACGAGGCTGCGATGGTGCAGAGGAAGGCGACCTTATACCAGTCGGGAGCGGTGGCGATGGCAGCGAAGCCGTTGGCGGCAGCGGTGCGGCCCCACTCGCCCATGAAGGCGATAATCATAGGGGCGGACAGGAGCAGGGTGAGATACTCATCCTTCCACGAGCCGCTCATCTGGGACGCAGCGGTGCGGTCCCAATCGACTTCAGCGTCAGCGGACTTCTGGATGCGGGTGACTTCAGCTTCGGCTTGGGCGACCGCGATCTTGGTCTGACCCTCGATCTTGATGACCTTGAGGGCCTGACGCTTCTCAAGGAACCCAGCTCCGATGCCGAGGACGGATGTGATGATGCTTAGGAGAGGGAAAGCCATTAGCCGGTGATCCTCTCGAAGAGCTGGGAGCCTACTATCCCGGTGAAGCCAGCGATGGCCGCACCCATGCCTAGCAGGCGGGACTTGGAGCCTTCTAGGATACGGATGCGGCCCTCGTGGTCGCTGGTGCTATCGAGCTTGGTTTCGATGCGGACCAGACGCTCGCGGACATCGCCGAGCAGCTCGTGGTAGGTTTCATTCATGTTGATGCTGTTCGGTTGGAGTGAAGGAGAGTTAGGCGAGGACATGGTGCGAAGGGGCAAGCCATTCAGTGATGTCGTTCACCGCCCCGGTGTCGTCTATGGTAGGCGAGGCGGAAGCGAACGGCGTCGCGGGCCACACCTGATCGGGATAGAGACCGTAGCGCCTCTCCCTTGCACGGAAGTTGGACCACCGGGCGAGCGGTCCAGTTACGTCGATGTAGTCTCCTGCATCCGCGCCGCCTCCACTGATCGGGACGGTGATCGTAAGACCATCGCCTGACAGGGTGACGTTCCCATTGATCGTCTTGGCCCCTCCGACATCGGTGTAAACCAAGCCGTAGGTGTTGAAGCCTCCGGTGGTCAGGACGGCGTGAACGGTGGGGATCATCGTGGCAACAATATCGACCGGAGCGTTGAGGGTCAGGACGATGTTGGCACCGGAGCGCACTGCGGTGTTGACCTGAACCGGATCGTTGTCACCAGCGAACAGAGCCTGCCCGATGATGTCTCCCATGTGTTCCCCTAGCTTGCGCTGGGCAAGGGCCGTCCAGTGGATGAAGCGTCCTTGGTGGGCGTAGACCGAGCAGAGCGTGCGGAAGCGGAACTTGCCATCTCGGTTGAGGCCGATGCGGCGCTGCTCATCGTCACGCCAGAAGACGGCAGCGGTGTTCGACCCGTTACCGAAGCCATCGAACGAGTAGCTCGCGCACTTGGTGATGAAGAGCGGCGACGGGGTGCATACATCGACAAGGTTGACGAGCTTGTCGCTGAACCATGCCCGCATGGCGGCTTCCCGAGTGGCCGAGATGCCTGCCAAGCCTACGTCAGTCTCCGCCTGAAGGTCGGAAACGCAGATGAGGCGGAGCTTCTGCCCCCGCTGTCTTGCCCAAATGTTGGCCTGCCGGACCATCGCGTTGAGGGCGTCGAAGGGGTAGAGTATCTCGTTGATAGGGGCGTTGGTTAGGCTGTGCAGGTAGGTGCCTGCGGAAGCCTGTAGATTGGCGTGGCTGTACCCGCCAAGGGTGCATCCGAGGATCAGCAGGTGGTTGCGTCCCCCCCACTTCTTATACTGCCGCCAGATACCCGCTTCGATTGTCTCGGACCCCGACCCGCTCTGGTTCGGTCCTCCCCCCGCACCGTAGATACGGGTTGAGATAGCGAAGGGGCGGATAGCCTTTGGGTCGTTGAGGATCGAGTTGGCGTAGAGGCCGGGAGTGTTGGTCTGGGTGGGATTTATCCGCTTCCCGTCATAGGCTCCGATACCATCCCCACCGTCTCTTGCGGTGGTCTCCCCGTTCCAGTTGATTTCGTCTGGGCGGTTTAGGTCTCCGGTGGTCCCTCCGGGTGCGGCAGCGGTGCGAGACTGGTCACGGTGGACGATGAGGTCCACGGTGTCAGGCCACTCGACGCGAGGGGTGCCGTAGTGGTCAGCGAGGGCGTCAGTTACGGCGTTCTGCTTGAGGCAGCTATTGGCCTTCGTGACGACGAGCGCCTTGATCGTGATGGCTCCGGCTCCGAAATAGGCGCGGTCAGGAGCAAACGTCGCCGCAGAAACTTCTGCCGACAGCTCGATCCCGTTCCAGAACATCGAGAGCATCCCGTTGCAGGCGCTGACGCGGATGTGCTGGGGCTTACCGGGGCGGTAGGCGATGGCGTCGATCTTACGGATTGCAGCGGAGGCCTGCCCGGTGACTGGGTTGTAAACGAAGCCGGAAAGGCGACCCAGCGTATCCCCAGAGACTTCACAACGATTGTCGCCGGGGGTCGCGTTGACCGTTAGGCGAGCCATGCTGTTCGGGTTGTATTTAACGAAGTCGTTGTAAGGCGTTGGCCGTTTGATGTGGTAGCTGCGATTGAGATAGGAAGGATCGTCAATTATCATCCCAAGCACGGTGTCACTTAGCGGCTGTCCGTAACCTTCGGTGTTGTTGAAGATGGCCGCGTCCGAACTGACATAGACCACATCGTTTACAGCGTGGGAGCCTACCGCTGCGTTCATCGCGGCCACAGTCGCATAGGTGGCGACGATGGTAGGCTGGATGAACACAAGGTCGATGGTGAAGTTGAGGAGGTCAGGTAGGAGAGCGCCGATTGCCGACGAGAGGCCGTTGCCCCCTACGAAGATACCGTTGGCGGTATCAATAGCTGGGTCGGCATTGCCGAACACCGGAGCGCCCGCGCTGAACACAGGACCCACGGCGGGGGTGATGGTGTCGATATTGGGGGCAGCACCGCGATAGGTGCGGGCGTCTTCGGAAGTCAGCATGATTGCGACTTCATCTTCACCGCCTGCGGCACCTTGGATTTTCGCCTTCAGGAGAGACATCCCGGCAGAAGGACCAACAGGACCCTGTGCGCCGGTAGTTCCCTGCGGCCCGGTGAGGCCGAGAGGGCCAGTGGCTCCGGTTGCTCCGGTTACGCCGATAGGACCTTGAGGACCTGCGGCACCCTGCGGACCCTGCGTGCCTGTGGCTCCGTTGGGGCCGGTGGGGCCTGCGATACCTTGCGAGCCTTGCGGGCCTGCGGGGCCGGAAGGACCTATGGGGCCTGCGGGGCCTACGATCTCAAGGACTAGAGGGTCTGAACTGGAAACGGCGTGGAATGAAGTGGGGTAAGTGGGGGTGTCAGTCATCTCTTCAGTCGGGGTAAGTGTAGGCGGGAGCGATGCTCATGGGACCGGAGAAGTCCTCCTGCTGCTGCTGGTCACGAAGCTCCGCAACGGCGGTGGCGAAACGGTCAGCGAAGCGCGAGAGGCGTTCGTCTTCGTAGTGGTCGGCGGCGTATTCTGCGGCCCCGTAGATCAGGGCATCGGCAGCGCAGAGGGACCACTGGTTCGTGTCCTCGTCTGCGTGGAGCTGGGCTTCACATCCGTAGTAGCGGAAGTAGAGCGTGTCGGTCGTCAGGGGGTATGGCCGCATCCGAAGATCGTGGCCGGTCTGGACGAACACTGTGGGGATGCCAGAGATGGCACCAATGCGGATGTAGCGGCTCATGTCCACCCGCTCCATCTCACCGTTGTCCGTGAACAGCTCGATCAGTTCGAGATAGTCGATAGGGACACGGAAGACGCCATCGGCGCGGTCGCACTCGAAGGTTACGAAGCGCTGCATGAAGCTCGTGCGGAGTAGGCGTTCGAGACGGATTTGGGACAGCTTGATGAAAGTAGCCGCCAACTCGTCGGTCATATCGCTTCGGTTGATGAGACCCCGAAGCTGGTCCTTAATGGCGGCGTAGTTCACTTGGTCAGATGGCCTTACTCGTGGCCTTCAGATGCTCCATGCTCTCGCTCTGTAGGCGGCGCATGATCTCTGGGATGGTCACGTTCTTGTCGTAGATGTTGAAGCCTTCGGTGATCCACTTCTCGACGATTGCGACAGGGATGCTGGCAACGTGATGTAGATCGCCCATGGGAGCGTTGTTCGAGGCGAGGCGCTTGTCGCGGAGGCGGTCGAGGAACGAGGAAGGGACATCCTGCGTGATCCTACGGAGCAGGGTCTTGTCGTCGCTGCGGTCGAATTGCAGGCGCGTCGTGGCATCGAGAAGCTCGATACCTTTGGGAGTGTTCATTGTGTCTGCTGTGAGAGCCGTGGTGGCCCCACGCTCCGGTTAGGGAACGCAGGGCCAGCCAGCGGGATTAGAGGATGTTTTCGATCAGCGGCGAGCTGCGGAAGTTGCTGTTCTTCAGGCTATACTCCCCGACCATCATCACTCGGTTGGCATCGCCCACCTTGGCGAGCGGCTGACGGCTCCACGGACGCAGAGTTACCTTCTTCCACGCCTCCGGGTCGAACAGCCATGCGACGGTCGCAAGCTGCCAGCGGTTGAGGATGACCTTCAGCTCACCGAACGGCGAGACATACAGGTCGATGACATTGACGAGCTTCTTGCTGTCGTTAGGCAGCTCGCGGGTGCGACCAGCAGCGGCAGCGAAGCCAGCGACGATCAGGCTGTCCGAGGGCTTAATCATCAGGAAGCTGGGGTCAGCGCCTTCGGTGAAGCCCTTCTGCGCAGCCGAGAGGACCATCGCTTCGGTCAGGGCCGCAGCGGCACCCGCGACCTTCACGCTGGCGTCAACCATCTGGTTCGCGGAGGCCATCTTACGGGCAACGCCGGAAGTCGAGAAGACCTTCGCCTGCGATACGCCGATCATGGCGACTTCGAGATCGCGCTTCAGCTCGGCACCGGCCTTGACGGTCTGGTGGGCGGTTTCCTTGGCGCGGCCATACTGATCGACGACATCTTCGGTCTCGGAAATCTTGAAGGTCTTCTCCAAAATCTGCGTCACGTTGTCCCGGTCGGTCGGGGGCGTCAGGGTGGCGTCGGTGGCGTCGAAGCCTTCGACCTGTGCGTTCACACGCGGGGCGGCGAGCGCATCTTCGAGCCAGTTGAACTTGCGGTTCTTGGTCGTGTCGGTGCCGATCAGCGACTGGAACGGGGTCTTGGTGGGCGACAGGTCGGTGATGATCTCGGAGACATCTTCCTTGATACCAACGGTGTCGTAGGTGGTGTAGGTAGGCATGGTGCTATTTCAGCTTTGTGTATGGGAATTGAGGGTAAGGGCGGGGATTAGTCGTCGCCGTCCGACTGCCATCCAGCCATCAGTGCGGCCATCGCATCATCGCGGGAGCCGGTGGACTTTGCGCGAGCCTTTGCGGCTGCGGCGGGGTCCATGGTTCCGAGAGTATCGGAGCGATTGCGACCGGGCTTGACCACACGCTTAGGTGCGGCCTTCGCCTTGGCCTTCTTGGTGAGGGCGTTGGACTTCAGGTTCTGGTAGCGCATCGCCATGTGGATGAGCTTGATGGCTGCGGGGTCCACGAGGCCGTTGACCACTTCCGCGTCCATACCGTTCGTGACGGCGAAGGAGCGAACCTTGTCATAGACTTCGCGGTTCCATCCGGGGATGTCGCGGGTGAGAACGGTGATGGCTTCGCGGGCTGCTTCAGCCGTCTGTCCCTGTCTCGTTTCAGCGAGCGTGTTGAGGACATCATCGGCTTCGGCCTTGAGGAAGTTGACTTCCGTGTAGGCATCGCGGGCTTCGTCTCGGAGAGCCGAGAACTCGTCAGGGGAGAGGCGCGTCTGGGCAACCATCCAGTCGATCTTCTCGAAGGGGGCGAAGCGGGCTTCGGCCTTCGTGAGCAGACGCTGGCTGGCGATCATGTAGCGCTCGCCGTCGAGTTCGGCAGTCTTCTTCGCGGTGGCGACTTCTTGCGACTTGCGAGTAAGTGACGCTTCCTGTCCGAACAGTCGCTTCAGTTCCTTGACGGTTACAGACTTCGTTTCGCCGTCAACGGTGATCTCAACGCGGTGGCCGTCCGTAGCTACGGGGGCCTTCGCCTTGTCATCTTCGTCTTCGTCTTCGTCGGTCTGGTCCGCGTCGGCGTCTGCGCTTTCGTCAGTGTCGTCTTCGCTTAGGTCTTCGTCTTCCGATAGGTCGAGGCTAGTCGCGTCCTCGTCCTCGTCTTCGAGGTCATCGGTAGGTTTACCCTTATCAGTGGTGGATGGCTTTGCAGCGTCCACCCATCCTCTAAGAAGTGCTTCAGTGGCCTCGTCATTAGTGAGAGAGCCAGTTTCATTGACGCCCGTAGGGGTAGTCATCGGTCAGTGTTACCTTGAATATAGATGGGGCCTTCGAGATCGTCTTGATCTTCTAGGTCGGCGTCGATTGCGGCGACTGCGGCTTCCTTTGTCTGGATGCGGCTGGTCAGCTCGGCTTCGATAGCCTGTAGGCCCTGATAGAGATTGTATGCGTCTTCGCGCTTGCTCGCTTCCGAGGGCTTCGTTTCCGTGAAGGTAGCGAAGCACTCAATGCCGAGGGACTTGATGACGGACTGGAATGTAGGGTCCGAAAGGAGGCTGGCCGCAGCCAACCCCCTCTCGATTGTATCGTCGTAGTTTTGCAAAGGATTATCCGTTGGGAGAGATGATGGCCGTGGCCTTCTGGTTCTCTTCCGGTGCTTGTGCCTGTGCTTCGATTGCCAAGGCGATCTCGGCTTCGGACACTTCGATGCGGTTCTCGGTCTCTGCCGACTTGCGCTCGCTGTCGTGGGTCTTGAGCGTGAAGTCCAAGGTCTTGAAGCGGGCTTCCATGTCGGCTCGCATCTGGGCAATCTCGTTGGACTGCTCGACCTTCAGGTCCGCAAGGTCTTGCTTGCGGGCGTTGAGTTCGAGTTCCTGTTCGAGCAGCTTCAGCTCTGCGGCCTGCATCGGGTCGCCCTGCGGCGGCTCAACCTTGGCGGGGTCGGAGAGGAACATCGAGACATCCTTGTGTCCCTTCGTCTCCATGACCGTCTTGTAGAGGTTGTAGCGCTTGTCAGGGGTGAACAGGTGGGCAATCGCCTGATCCTGTCCAAGCAGTGCGCCTAGATCGAGATACTCTTTCGCACGCTGATCGCGCTCACCGTAGCCGAGGCGCAGGTCGATGGTGACATCACGTTGGCGGTCCCACTGGGCCGGGGTCACTGGGACCCACGATCCTGCGATCTCGACCACGCGGTCACGATCTTCATTCTCGGCAACGAGGCGATAGACTTCGAGGAACACCGGGCCGAGGAACTGGACCGCAAAGGCGCGGGCCATAGTCTTCTGCCGCTGCATGGAGGCTCCGATGAGCTGCTCCACCATGCCCTGCGAGTTCTGGTTCGAGATGGCGTCCTTGTTGAGACCCTGCGAGAGTCTCGACACGCCAGTCACATCTTCCTTGTCCTCATCCAGCATCCCGATTGTCTGGAAGACGAATGGGTTCAGGCTGGCCTGCGGAAGTGGGAAGATTCCGTCCGCTCGAGTCACGTTGACTAGACCGCCGAGGCGGTTGTCGAGCAGTTCACGAGGGTTGGTAAGAGCGCCCTTCACGACAGCCATGCGCGGGTTGTTGGCGATGACTGCATGGTCGAGGATCGATCGGATCAGGACCGTCTTGGCGTTCTGCGTCGGGATGACGCGAGCGGCGAAGTTCTCGCCCCAGAAGCGGTGAGGCGTGGGGAGCGGGGCGTATCCGAAGAACGGGTGACGAGAGACCTGCTCCTTGTCGAGAATGATCGCGCCGCAGTGGACGATCTTCCACATCTTGCAGCCTCGCCCATCGGCGTTGATCTCGGCGTAGGTCTCATGGATTACGTGCTTGTTGTTCTCGCGGTCGTTGCCGCCGTCAGTGCCTCCTAGATCATCGAAGCGGTTGACGCGCTCGCTGTCATTCTCAAGCTCGCGGCTCCCGGTCTCGGGGAGGGACTTGACCTTCTTGCGGTCGAAGCCGTCTGCGATCAGCTCTTCCTTGCTCTTCTCGGAGCGGTGAGTGATCGGCCAGTCGTTGAGGGACTTGATCGTCGGGGAGACGATGAACTCTTCCATCGGGAGGGCGGCGATACGGACTTGGCTGCGGTTTTCTTCTCGCAACAGCTTGCCGGTGAATAGGCCGTTCTCGTCAACTTCGAGGCTGTCTTCGTCGAGCTGCACGCCCTCGTCAGAGAGCATCTGGTCCAGCTCGTCCTCGCTTACGTCCTCGAAGTCCTCATCGGTCTGGATGACGTTGCGGTCCCACCACACCTTAGCAATCGCGTTGCGGTGCGTCAGGCCACCATGGATGATGGTGCTGAACAGGCTGGTGCCATCGTTCTGCTCGAAGACGACATGCTTGGCGTAGGCGGTGGCTACCTTGGCGAGTTCAAGGTCCTCTTCCCCGCGAGCGGAGAACTGAACGATGTCGCCGTGGGCGCTGAAGGTTTCTAGCAGGGTCGCCTTGGCACTCTCGACGGTATCGAAAACGTCCGTGGAGACATACTTGGCATTGCCCGCGTGGAATGGTGCCGGGAGCTTGCCGTTGTAGTAGTCTTCGACCTTCCGCCGTTCCTTGGCGAGCTTCGTGTCCGTATAGCGGACCCCGGCCTTAAGCTCGGCAGTCAGCTTGGACAGGATTTCACTGTCCGTTAGCTTCTTGTATTTCATTGAGGTTAGGTCTTTAGAGGGACGCGAAGTAGAAATCGTCTGTCGAAACTACGGGCGTGAAGATGCCTTCGTGGATGTGATTGGCGATTGCCAAGGCGGTTACGGTGTCGTCGTGACAGCCAGCTTCCGCCTCCATGTTTCCGTTCTCCGTGACCACGTAGGTCATCAGTTCTTGGATCGTGGTGCGGTCGGACAGCTTCAGCTCTTGTTCGCGCAATGAGGCGCGGAGCTGGTCGATAATCAGAGGCTTGGTCTTGGTGTTCGTCTTGAAGCCAAGGTTGATCGTCTCTTTGTCGTCTAGCTTGTCATAGACCGTTTCCGTGTAGAAGTTCGGATAGGCCATGTCCTTGCCGAGACGAGTGCAAGTGAGGATGCCGTGGTTGTTGCTCTCGACCGCGATCTTGGCGGTGTTGAAGTAGAACCCGATGGCTTGGAGGACGTTGGCGAAGTAGTCTGGATGGACATGCCCGCGCCACACGGCGACTTGTCGCTTATGGCTGTCGAGGACTTGGGCTACCGAATAGTCACCCCCGCGCACACCCATCGCAACGTCAGCCCCGATGTAATAGTTCTCGGAAGCGTCAGGCTTGGCGAATACGGTCATCTCCCCACGGCGATCCTCAACCATGATCTCGTTGATGAGACCCATCGTGGGAGCGCCCTTCGGAGCGGCGTCAGCCATCTCGGAGAGCTGTTCGGGGTTGAAGACTGGGCGGCCTGTGGTCAGGAAGGCTTCTTCAGGGGTCGAGGGATATTCCTGACGAAAGAGGTCAACACCATTTTGGCCGACCTTCTCTCTGCGGAACATGAGCTGCTCATCGTCGAGGTTGTGAAGCTCGCAGAGCCTCTCTTCCTCCGGTGTGCGCTCGAAGCCTTGTTTTACTGGGAGACGGTATTCGTCTTGGATGAACCAAGGCAGGAACACAGGCATGAAGCCGTTGGTGCCGTCCACTGCTCCCTTCCACAGATTGTAGAACTCGCCTGACACACCGTTGGCGGTGCTTTCGACGAATACGCATGTGTTGGGCCGGTTAGGGATGGCCTGCATGATGCCGTTGAAGATGTCTTTGGCGGTGCTTTTAGGCCAGAAGGCCAGCTCCGAAAGGTGGGCAACGGTGATGGTTTCACCACGACCAACACTGTCACCGCCCGCAGTCGCAACGGCATAGCCGCTGTCGAGCTTGGAGAAGTTAAGCTCCTTGCGTGACGAGTAGCGGGTCTCTGGCTTAAGGCCCTCTGGGGTGTTGTCGTAGTAGCGCCTTGTCATATCAAAGAGCGCTTTTGTGCTATCGGCGTGGTGAGTAACAACGAGGCTCTTCTGGGCCTTTCGTTGTGATGTCCACCAATACATATAGCCACCGACTGCGGTGGATAGACCCATCTGGCGAGCCTTCAGGATAACTACTCGAACCTTGCCGGTGTCCTCGCGCTGCTGCTGCACAATATCGAGCAGACGGCGCTGGGCCTCGTTGAGTTTGAGATTGACGACTTCGCCATCCTTGGTCCTGATTTTCAGAGCCTTGGAGGCGTAGTAGTCGAAGTCCTCGAAGAGTCTCCGTCGCACTACCTTACGGCGTGCGTCAGCTTCTTCGGTCATTCAGCGGCGAGCTCGTCGAGGAAGTCTTCGGCGGTCTTGACATTGAGATTGGCGGTGCTGGCAGGCTTTGCCATGTTGTATTCGAGAAGGGTTCGGATGGTAGCCAGTCGATCCTTCGTGGGAGCCTCATTGAGTGCGAGCAACTCGATTGCGGCCTGCATCGCCTTGCGAGCGATGGGGTTCTCGGGAAGAGCGTCTTCCAGTTCCATCTGCTTCATAATCCTGTTGGTGAGTTTGCGGGCGTTCTCCAAGGCAAGCGCGTATTCGCGCATGTTCATGCCTAATGGGGTGCCTGCGGGGAAAGTGGCTCTACCTTCTCGCCGTGCGCGTGAGAGAGTGGCCCTGCGAGCCAACGCTGAAGAGGCTTCAGGGTCCTCTCGGGCAAGGCGCTTCAGGTAGGGGTCAGCCTTTGGTGGCCCGCCCTTCAGCTTTCGCTGGGCGTTCGGGAGCTTTGGCTTCTTGGGCGGTGGCGGGAGCAGGCTTTGAGCTATCAGCCCTTCCAGCGTCTTCGGTTTGTCCTTCGATCCCAGCGGCCTTCCCGGCTTCCGCTTCGGTGCCTTCCGTAGCTCGTCCAGCAACCACTTCGGTCGGCTTTGCGACCCCTTGGGTCTTCCGCCCTTGTTTTTCGGTGGAGGCAGTGTCGGGCTTTCGCTCATCTTCGATCATCCGTTCGATTGCGGTGCGAACGATGGTCGCGTGGGGAGGGCATCCCGGCATGTCGATGAACACGCTGTCGGCGAGGGCCGTCAGGAGTGTGATCTTCTCTGCCTTGAGTAGATGCGGGGTGGCGTTGACCTTCGCGGCGTCCGCTAGGAGCCGGATGGAGTTCTGGATATTCATGGTGTCCTTGGTCCAGTGGGGAGGCGAGCGGTTAGGCTGCGCCTCCCTCTGGTTTTAGTTCTTGCGGGGTCGTCCGCGAGGTCGGGCCGCAGTTGCGGCGTCAAGCTCTTCTTTGGTTCCGTGGGTCTTCGCGTCCGCTATTTCATAGAGATAACGGCGAGCCTTAGCGATCTCATCGTTGGGAACCTTAGCCGCGATCAAGTCGGGGATGATGGTGTCTTCGATGTAGTCCGTGGCTTCCTTGCGGAACTTGAAGCCGTCCCTGATCTTCTCGGGGACGCGGGCAAGCACGCTCATGGTGTCAGGACCCAAGGTGATGTCGTTTCGCATCGCTTCTGCGGCGCTGTTCGCCATCGCCTGATTAGCTTGCTTACCCTGCTCATACTGGATCGGACGATCCACTTGGCGGAGGGTGCGTAGTTCGGTGTTGATCTCCGCGACCCTAGCAGCCTCTTCCGGCTTGACCTGATCGGGGTAGATTTCACTGGCACGGCCTGTGGAGCCGTCAGCCAGTTCGATAATAACCGGGTCTAGTTTCTCAAGCTCTGTGAGCAGTGCAGCTTCCTTGGCGGACGCAGCAGCTACGGGCTTACCTACGGGTGGGGCTTCCATCTTCTGCGCAAGGCTGGCCTGTGCGGCTTCGTCAACGGGGACGGCCTTGGGAGCTTCACGGACAGGAGCCTTGAGACCCAGTTCGTCACGAGCCTTCGCCAAGCGGCCACCGAGGACGGAGCCGATGTTCTTGCTCTTGGTCGGATAGCCCATCTTGATACGGGCTACTTCGGCCTGAAGCTCGGGCGGGAGGTCGCCTGAAATGTGATCCAGCGTCTTGAGCATGTCAGGGACGGAGAGACCGAGGCGGGTGGCGAACGAGTTCTGGACGCCACTATCGCCCTTGATGCCCTTGGCTACGGCATCGTCGATTGAGGCTTGGCCTGCATCGACTGCCTTGGCCTTGGGAGCCGGGGCGGTCCGAGGGGTTGCGAGCTGCTCGTCAAACGAGGACAGTCCGTTCTCCATCTTGGCGACCGCAGAGTTGCGGGTCTTAACGCGGGTAGCGAGCGCACGGTCGTTGGGAACCAAGTCAGTCATGTCGCGCATGTCGGGAGCCGGATCGGTGATCTCGGCGCGAACTGCGGCACGTTCCTTGGCGGTCGGAGCATTGACCTTCGGAGCGGTGTTGAGGGCCGCGTCGAAGTCGTCGAGCTTCTTGGTGCCGCCGTCTGTCATCTTGGCTGCGGCCTTGGCGAGAGAGGCGCGGGTGTTCACAGCGGCCTTGCCGGTGATGTCCTCATACTGCTCGCCGATGACTGCCTGCGCACGCTTCTTGGACGCGGCCTGATCGGAGCGGGTGATACCCATCTCCTTGGAAGCGGCTTCGGCATCCTTCTTGGCTGCGAGCTGCTCCACCTTGGTCCAGAGAGCCTGCTTGGCTTCGTTGGCACCTGAAGGCCCAACCATGTCTCCTAGCTTCTGGTAGCCGCGCTGCTTTGCGAGCAGCTTGTCGGCTGCGTTCACTCGGGCTGCTTCACCGTCACCGGCTGCTCGTCCGACCATCCGCATACTGCGTCCGACGATGCCGGGGATGCCGGGGATTACGTCCGCCACGTTGGATGCCTTGTGGAGCCATCCGGTGCTGCGTTGCAGCTCTGGGGTGAGCGCACGGAGACGCTGGACCTTGCGGATCGCGTGACCCACGGCCTCGCCTTCGACGGTCTTAGGCAGAGCCATGAGTTCGTCGTCGGTGAGTGAGTGCTTGCGGGTGATGGCTTCCTTGAGGCGGAGCTTCTCGGCCTCTGGGATGTCCATACCGTTGATGATGTTCTTGAACTCGGCGGTGTAGCCAATCTCGACGCTGTTGATGGTCTTAGCTGTCAGTGAGGCGCGGCCCTTGGGGTCGTTCTTGGTGACGGCAGTGCCTTCGGCAGCGGCCTTCAGGTCGGCGACGACTTCAGCGTCATACTGGGCGAACTCGTTGCGCTCGGACTCGCGGTTGGCGAAGCGAGCGGCCTTGTTCTTAGGTAGGGCGCGGAGGGCGGTGCCGAGGACGGCTTCGCCTGCTACGCCACCTAGAGCGCCAACGCCTGCCATCTTAGCGGCACCATCCAACCGATCGGTCACACCCCCTTCGTCGCTGTTGAAGCCATAGATGCCACCGTAGGCGGCTCCGGTTCCAGCGGCCTTGGTGAAGCGGACCTTGTTGGAGACCTGTGCGGCTTTCTCGCCTGCGGTGAGAGCCTTGACGACACCCTTGCCTCCGGTGAAGACTTTACCTGCTGCTCCAAAGGGGACGAAGGCCGAAGCCAGTCCGCCACCTATGTATGAAGGAAGATGCTCTTCCTGTGCGGAGGACATTTCGCCACGGAAGTCCTTGACGTTGGCGTCGTATGCCTCGCCGAAGCTGCTTCCGTCCCAGATGGATTTCTTACCACCCGGAAGGACCGTTAGGAGGCCCGCTCCGATTTCATCCGCGGCTCCGAAGGATAGACTGTCGGTGAAGCCTATCAGGCCCGCCTTAAGTGCTGAAGTCTTGTTCGGGAGCGGCGCATTTTCAGCGTCGAGAGCTTCTTTGGCAGGGAAGCCTTGGCGTAGCCCGTCTTGGTAAATCCGCTCCTGTTCGGCGAGATATTCCGGGGTGATCTGGGGCGTACCACCCGGCGCGGGTCCTTGGATGCCCGCGGCGTCGAAGCCAGCCTGATTAGGGTCGGTGATGACCGATGCCCCGGCGTCTGTAGGCTGCGGAGGGACTGCGGTGGGGGCGGGAGCTTGGGCAGCGGGCGCAGGGGCAGAGTTATTCTGCTTGCTTACGCTGCCCACGATCTCGCGGATGGTGCGGTCCTGTTCGTCGGGGGCCATGTCGAGGAAACTGTCATCGACTTCGACCTTCCCGACGCCTTTGATCTCAACGGTTGCCATAGAGGCGGTATCCTATTCTGGGGTAGCGGTGGTTAGGGGACCACGCGCCAGCTTGTGCCAGAGCGGGTGGTGCCGCTGCGGGGGGCAGGGCGTGAGGATGGTGCAGGAGCAGGAGCGCCAGAGTAGGCCCCCTGCTGGCTTGCGCCGGTCTCGATTTGATACTGGTTTGAGAGGTCGGTGATGCGACCATTGGCCTGCGCCGAGCGGCGTCTGATGCTATCCACAACCTTGTGCATGTTCGCCTTGACGGTCGCGGTGTTACCCTGACCGGCAATGAGTTCTGCCATGGCGCGGTCGGCGTCTCCATCCGTCTGCACGCCCTTGTTGGCGACGAGCAGAGCGTTCCGAAGGCTTTCGAGGCTGGTCTGGAACTGCGAGTAGAGGACCGTCTCTTCGTTGCCGCCTACGCCGAGGCCAATAGCGGCCTTGTGGCGCATGTTACTGGCGAGGCTGAACTGAAGGCTCCCGTTGTCGATTGACTGAAGGATAGGGTCGAGCTGCTGGGTTGCGTTGTCGAGACTGTCGCGGACGGTCGTGTAGTCGCCTACCTGCTTCTGGATGGCTGCGGAAGTTGGCTTGTTGGAGCTGGAAGCAGCCGTGATACGAGCAGCGGCGAGGCGGTTGGCAGCGTCGATCTGTGCGATCTTGAGGGCGTTAGCGTTATCAGCGTTGTTACGGTCGGTGTCTGACTGGTCGAAGTCGCGTAGGCGACCATCGACCATCTTGTCGGCTTCGCGCCTGTAGCCGAGAAGGTTGTCCTGACGGGCGGTGTCGCCCTTCTCGCGGATGCCGAGAGCAGCAAGCGTGTTTTGCAGCTTCATGGTGTTCTGGCCTTCCTCGAAGTCCGCAGCGGCGGTGCGCTTCATGACGACTTCCCCGGTCGTGGGGTCCTGCGAGTAGGAGAAGTTGCCGTCCTTGGTCAGCGCGAACTTAGGCTTCAGCTTGTCGCGTTCGGTGTCGAGGACATCCTGATAAGCCAGTGCGCCGTTACCGAAGCCCTCGCCGAAGTTCTTGCTCGACAGGAGTGAAGCACCAAAGGCGAGTAGGGCCTTGGAGCCACCGGGCTGCTGCCGGATGCGACCGATGAAGCCGGGACGTTTCTGCTCGATAGGAGCGGCTTCGTTGATCTCGCCTACATCGGAGGCCCCCATAGGGGGACCAGACGATAAGTTCATAGGACCCATAGAAGGGGAAACACCCCTAGTCAGGGGGTCGCTCATGAGCCATTCCTTGAACGGGTCAGAGCCTTCGGCCTCCCTAAAGCCTGCCGAGAGAGCGCCCATCGGCATAGAGCCATAGAGGGACATAGAGTAATCCTGTTAATGAGGTAGCGGAGCTTACTTCTTGCCGCCGCCGAAGAGGCCGAGGCCAGCGGCAGACATGCCAAGACCAGCGATGGTCCCCAAGATGTTGCCGCTCGTCTTCTGGGTAGTCGTGGACGTTCCACCCCAGTTGTTCGCGCCGATGATCTTGTAATAGCGTTCGAGAATTTCGGACTGGCGCTGGTCGTCGCCTTCCCACTTCTTGTATTCGGCTTCGATCTGGCCCTGTGCGTCTGCCTGCGAGAGCTGACCGGCCCTGATCTGGGCGTCGAGGTTGTCGAAGTTGAGGTCGTTGCCGGTCTTGACGGCATCGAGACCCTGACCCAGTGCCTGACCGTAGAGGCCAGCGGTTTGACCCTGTGCTGACATATTCGACGTTCGAGCGCCTTCAGCCATAGCTAGGCCGCGGTTGTAGGCGTCCCCACGAATAGCGGCGGAGATGTCGCCAACGCGGTCGGCAGCGCCACGCTCTGCGATGCCGGAAGCAACCCCGGCTCGTGAAGAGTTGGTGTTGCCTGACCCAGCGGCTGCTCGGTTGATGCCGGGGAGCTGGTCTTCGTAGAGATTACGGCGAACGTCGCGGGAAGCGGCGTCGATCATCCCGTCAGTGGCGGGGTTGTTGGCGTAGGCTGTGGCAGCGGCGATATTGCCCTGCGTAGGGTCAGCACCAGCGGAGGCGCTGAAGCGGTCGATGGCTCCACGGAAGGCTCCGGGGTCAGCGAGGGCTTGGCCTGCGTTGGTGAAGGTGTCCGCTGCCTGCTGTCCGCCAGTCTTCGAGTAGTCGATGACGCCAGTGATACCCTCCCGCGTTGCGGGGTCCATACCGGCGTAGAGATCGCCTTGGTAGAACGGGGTGTCCTTGGCCTTACCATAGATGTCGGTTGCCGAGCTGATTGCCCCCTTGAGAGCGTCACCCTGCGGTTTCCAAGGCTCGGACTTGTTTTTGGTGGTGGTTTTGCCACCGAATAGACCGCCCATGCTTGGGTTTCCTAAATCTTGTAGAGTTCGATTGTCCCCTCGACTGCCGTGTAGGTTCCAGCGAGGCTGAAGCCGAACAGGTGCAAGAACTTTTCGTGCTTGCGGTCGCCGGGGGTGTGAAGAGCGTATATGGTGTCTGTGTGAAGGTGTAGAAGAGCCTGCCAGTTTTGGTCTAGGGACTTCTGGACTGTCTTGGACCATCTACCAGTGATGTCGCAGTGAACGAAGGTCATCCCGCTCGTTCGCTCAAGGCTCACCGTGTAGTCCTTGCGGACAATGACGGGGACTTTGCGCTCGGGGATGGCCTTGTCAGGGATCGATAGGGTCATCAGACGATCTTATTCGCTCGCATATAGCTGCCAGTTTGCGGGGTGATGGTGCCTGCGCTCTCGGTGGCTCGAAGCTGGATGGTCGTCGCGGCGTTGGTCCTCACCCGCACCCGGAACCGGAAGGAATGGCGAACCGCAGTCGTCAGCGAGCCGCTGGCCGCGTGGGCAAGCGTGGTCGAGGCTTCCTGCACTGCGTGGCCGAACAACTGTGTTCCGTTGACGAGTGCGGTGGTGAAGCCGGTGATCGGCCCTGCGTCCCATGTGCTTTGTGCTACCGTTGGCGCGGAACCGAACGTCCATGTCCAGACAACCGTGCCGTTAGTGGTCTTGAGGAAATAGGCGTGGCATTCAATCTCGTAGATGCTCGACGCCTCAAGAGAGATAGTTGAGGTGAAATAGTCGGCAATGGTAGCGCCGATTGCGCCAGATAGGCCAGTGACGGGGGACAGGGCCGCATCGACCTTTATCTTGTCAGCGGCACTCATTGACCCGGCAGCACTGGTGGTAGCTGCCGATATAGCTAAAGTACGGTCGGCAGACATGTCTCCGCCTCCGGTCAAGGGAGCCGTAGTGGCCACAGACCGAGTGAGGTTAACCTTGAGGTCCAGCGCGGCCTGCTGTGCGGTAGATACCGGCTTGGCGGTGTCGGCGGTGTTGTCCACGCTGCCGAGGCCCACATCAGCCTTGACCAAGGTAAGTCCGGTCTTGAAGGCCGCGACTGATTGTGTGCCGGTAAGCCCGGTAACACTGGTCTGCGCGATGTTGGTGACGTTGCCGAGACCGACCATGGTGGCCGTGATGCCTCCTACCGTCCCGGTAAAGGTTGGGCTGGCGATGTCGGCCTTGAGGTCGAGCGCGGTCTGCTGCGCGGTCGAGACGGGCTTCGCCGTGTCGGCGGTATTGTCTACCGATCCGAGGCCCACATCAGCCTTGACGAGCGCTAGGGCCGTCTTGGTAGCTGCGGTGTCTGCGGAGATGGCGGAGTTGACGTTCGCGTTGGTCACGGAGGCGTCAGAGCCGTTGGACCCTGCGGGTCCGGTTGGTCCTGTCGGGCCTGTAGCGCCTGTCGCCCCCGCTGCGCCATCAGCGCCGGGGAGGCCGGTAGAGCCTGTGGGACCCGTAGGGCCTGTTGGGCCGTCTGGGCCTGTGGCTCCGGTTGCGCCAGCGGTTCCAGCGGGACCTGTAGGCCCCGGAACGACGCTATCTGCGCCCGCTGGGCCGGTAGCTCCGGTAGAACCGGTAGGACCTGTGGGTCCGGTCGGACCCGGAACAATGCTGTCCGCGCCCGCTGCACCTGTGGGGCCTGCGGGGCCGGTGGGACCAGTAGCTCCTGTAGGCCCGGTAGCCCCTGTGGGGCCAGTGGGACCTGCGGGGCCTCCGGTGAAGTTGGTCAGCGCTTCTTCTACCTTGAGAAACTCGCGGTCGATATGTTCGCCAAGGCCCTCCGCATTAGGGGGCCGAATGTCCCGTCGATACGGGAACGTCCTAATTGTCATGGAGGGCCTTGGTGGGGGTTAGCGCTTTCCTCGCAAGGTCAGCGTGGCGTCGAAGCCAGAGTAGGAGAAGTCGGCGGTGCCGGTGTGCTTCAGGCGGTGAGCGAGATAGCGACCGGCCTTGCGAACAGGGAGCTGGTAGGAGACTTCGGGGTCGAATGGCTGTGGGGTGTCCCACGAGGGGGAGACACCGCTGGTGTCGTTCGCTCCGAACTGGAACGTGACCCCCGATGCCCCGTTGAGGATGGCGATCTGGGGATAGACCTTCAGGAGAGACTTGTAGGACGAGATGTTCGCCCCGGTCTCGTCAAGGTCGATGCCGATACGTTCGACGAAGGCGTCCTTGAGCAGCTCGGGGACCACAGGCTTCGTGAGCCTGCCGCCTGTAATCAGGTCCTGCCCCAGAACGCGGCTCGCGGTGATACCTTGGTCTGCGGAGAGGCGAGAGGCGAAGAGCTGGTGCTTCTCGCTCTGGTCCCCGGTCCCTGCGTAGGTGCCTCCCATCTCTTTATAGGGCGTGGGGGCAACACTGTCGTAAGTGGCCCCAGATGCAACCACGGAGTAGGTAGCAGCGGTGACGTTAGGGAGATCGTAGAAGGTCCACGTATCGCGTCGGTAGTTATAGACAGCGGCTCGGTTGCACCCGGTCTCGGGGTTCTCGAAGCCGGTCAGGCGGTCCCCCGAAGGGTAGCAGAAATGTATCTCATTCAGCTTGGCGTTGTGGGATACGAAGCACAGGTGCGACAGGTCCCGATTGAGCGAGCTGAAGATGAAGTCCTTGTTCTTGCCGTGAGCGATTGAGCGCTTTGAGGCCCCATCGTGGACGATCAGGTCGTTGCGGTCGAAGACGTAATGCTGTCCGTCGATCTCGACGACGCAGTTGGTATTGATGACCCCCACATCGTCGAACCGCTTGCGGAAGTCGAAGATGAAGGACCCGCCAGTGTAGGTCATGGCCCACACTTCGTTCTCACCATAGATCATGAAGGTGTCACGGAGGACCGCACCGTCGAGGATGCTTCCCTGCATCTGATTCAGGACGTTCTCGCCAGCGGAAGTCATGGGGTCGCCTTCGTCCCACGAGGGGGGCGGAGACCCATACTGGGCAAAGTCCGACCACTTGACGAGGGAGGGGAAATCGTTGGCCCCCTTGGTCACGTTCAGGGCGATCAGGAAGTCCTTGTAGGGACGCAGGATCGAGCAGCGCCAGTCAGGGTCCCAGAAGGCGAGATCAACGAACGTGGTGTCCGCTGCGGTCTTCTGGAAGGGGGCGTTGGAGCGCCTGTTGAGGTAGGAGACCCCGCCTAGAGAGGCGTGGCTGTAAGGAGCCGGGATGTCCCCTACGTCAACCGTGGGAGGCGTGATGTCTGTGGGCGTGGAGCCGATGATCTGGACCACTTGGGAGTAGTCGTTGGCGACCAGCACGATGGCTTCGGCGCTCCCGGCAACCGGGGGTATCGAGAAGATGTAGGAGGGGCTGAAGTCGGGGTCGAAGTCGGCTGTAAGGTCGAACACTTCGCGCATAACGGGGGCGCGAGACACTGTGCCATTCTCGAAGCGGACGTTGACCCCAGCCGAAAAGACGTTGGGCGGCAAGTCGTAGGGGTGGATGTCCGAAACGATGCCTGCCCCGCCTAGATTGCGGACAGGGAGATTGGGCATCGGCTTAGTGGCTGAAGGCCGCAGTGACCGCGAGGACCATGGAGCGGAATGCAGTCAAGACGATGGCAACCACGGCCAACGTAGCGAGGACGATGAGTACGGTTTCCATGGATCAGACTTTCATAATGAAGTGGAGGCCGAAGCTCGGCTGGACGGTCGAGAGGCTGACCGTGTGGGTATGGGACCCTTCGGTCGATGCCGACCCGTCACCTGTGGAGGCGGGGTCAATCGTGATGTCGTGGCCGTGAGCCATACCGGAGCCGACGAAGGACGTTAGGGCCTCTAGGGTTCCTCCGCCGCTGTCGGTGTTCAGATTGGAGGCTGTGAAGCCCGAAGTGGTGCCATGGTTGAAAACCACGGTGCTGTTATCGACCACACCGCTGCCATGCTGGTGAGCAGGCATCTCGGCTTCAGTGATCGCGTGGGCTTGGACTGCTACAACGTGGGTATGGGTCCCTCCACCTGTGATGGCGTGGGAGTGAGACCCTCCGCTTCCGGTAGCCCCAGAGGCGGTGGTGGCACCTACGGCAGCGCCACGAGCAAGGAAAGTTCCGGCACCTACGACAACTCGATCCCGAAGGTCTGGGGTCGTGATGGGGCCTCCACCATCGGAGCGCGTAACGGTCTGTCCGTTGCACTGCGCCCACCCTACGGGGATCGTTCCACTATCGCCATACCAGTTCAGGATGAGGCCGATGGGGAGCGTGAAGGGCGGGAGGCTCAAGTCGGCCTGCGTTGCGGTGACTGGGCCAGTGATGTTCGGGAAGGTGTTGAGCAGGACGGTCTTGATGAGGCGGAGATGCTCATCGGCTTGGGCGAGCTGATCGGTCGAGGCGGGGTTCGAGGGTTCCAGCTCGTTGATCGTGCTGGCGGTTTCGAGAGGCATTGGGGTTCACTTAAGTTGACTGAAGGAGGGGCTGAAGGGTGAGACCCAAAGTGGGAGACCCTCGCTTGAGGGACTTAAGGCTTAAGGGACTTAAGTGAGCTTCAGGGGTGATTGAGGTATATCCTCTTCATCACTGAAAGGGGACTTAAGGGGCTTAAGGGCGTGACGTTCGGTGCAGCGTTGAGCAGCGATGTCAGGTGTTCTTCTTAAATCAGGGTTATATCCCCTAAAGTGACCGGAATGGCGGAATACCGTGAGTTTAGGGGTGTTTTGGACTAGGTGGCGTATCTCAGTCACTAACGTGCTTAAGGTCCAATATATGCGACATAAGCCCACACACTAGCCTCCCCGTCAGTCCCTATGGGGCGTAACGCTCGGTGCAGGATGCCTCTGGTGCGGTGCGTTCCCTCGCCTACCCTGCGCAACTTTATGTCGTGAGGACGACACAATCAGATAGGCAGAGTGATGACCGGGGGAACCCAGCGGCTATGCGATATGGGACCCAAGGCTTTCCGATTGTTGCGCAAGAACGATGGTTTTGGTTCCCACGGCTATCCGCCACTCTGAAGCGACGGACAACAACTACAGCCGACCGCGTTTAGCGGTTATTTTGAAGTCGCCTGTGGAAGCGTCGGGGTATCCTTAGACGGGGGTGCAAAGGGGACCCATAATCCATCAAATCCCCCGCCAATCCGTCCCCCTCTCTAGGAAACTGGCGGTCTAGCGTGCCTCGCAGCGGATGTGTGATCCCCTGCGGGCTGGGGGACATAAGGCGAGGGCGTCTCATGCCTGCCTCCCTCTCTATCATAAGGGGACATTGCGCCTCGTCCTGCCTTCTCGCCTGTATAGTTGGGGTTCGGAATGGGGCTTTTGTGTTTTGGACACAAAGGGGAAGGCGAAGGGGCGAGGGGACATTGCGCCTTGGGTATCGGCTCGCCTCGTTCGTCGCCGATTGGTCGGCTGTCCTCGATCTGGCACAATCCGCGCTTGCGGTCTTTCCGCTTTGGGCGCATGGGAGGATGGCAGGCGGCGTGCCTGTCGTTTCTAGGGGTTCTGCCATGTGGGATTTGTTCTGCTTCTACTGCGTCTTCCCCTCGGGGCTGGTCGCATCGTTCGCCTACCTCGCTGTCATCACTCGCTAAGGGATCATCATCATGTGCCTAACCTGCTCTGCTACTCTCGCCGCTGTCGCCTTCGCTCCTGTGGGCGCTGCGACTGTCGCCTACGCTAAGAGCGTGTTCCTCGCGCCTCTGCATCGTCGGGCCGTCCGCGACTATCGCGCGGGTCGTTTCCCTGCCGGTCTGCCGGTCCCCTCGTGGGCGCAACCTGACGCAACGCCTATCCTCCGCGCCTCTGAACAATCGTCCGCAATCGCGTAATATCTACGCTCTCGAAAGGTCCTCAATATGTCTTACATCATCGCAATCTCGCTGCTCGGTCGCTCGCCCCTCGCCCCTCTGGTTTACTGCTCTGACGGTGCTTCGGACGCTAACGGTCGCTACGCGTTCCACACGCTCTTTGCGGCTATCCAAGCTGCGGATGATGCCGCGCGGCACTTCCCCGATACCTGCTACGCGGTGTTCTCGGGCTTCGCCTCCAATGAGGCTGACCGCTTGCCGGACGCTGATCTAGGGCGGGCTATCCATGTCCCCTCGCTGTCGATGGCGATGGCGCTTGATCTGGGCTGGGCTGCTCGCGGCGATGATGCTGCCTCGTTCCCCTCTACCTCTGCAATCCGCCTGCAAGGCTTCGCGCAAGCCTATGGCGCTGGGCCTGTCTCGCTTGACCGGATGGCTTCGCGTCTCGCGCCTTCGTTCAATCCCTTCCTAGACGTTATCTCTTCGCGTGCGGCTGCTGCGTTCGCGGATGAATATGTCCCCTCGCCTGTCGTGCCTCTCGCGGTCGCTGCGGCTGCTGTCGAGCCTGTCGCGCCTGCGCCTGCTGCCGGTGTCGATCTCTCGCCAGTGTTTGAAGTGCGTTCCGGCGTGCTGGGGACAAACCGCGATGATTGGTCGGCGGTTATGGAGTTCGATAACGGCAAGGCTGCGGGCGCTTGGGTCGGGCAGAATAAGGCTGGCTATGCGGCTAACGGTAAGTCGCTGGTTATCGTCAAGGTGGAGCGTTCGGCGGCGGTCGTTGACTGGCGGGAACGGGAAGCCGCGCGTCTCGCCTCTGGGGAATACGTGGCGCTGCCTGACGGTTGGCAGGAAGAGATTTCCTCCGCCTATCCTGACCATTTCCCGCACATCGCTAAGAGCGACAAGCGCAAGGTTGCGTTCACTGAAACCGCAAGCGCGGGGGAGCGCGACAAGCAAAAGGTCTTGGGCGCTGCGGCCTATGCGGAGCGCTTCTTCAACGGGGCTGGTCTCGCGCCTCTCTGGTATGGATCGCGTCGGGATGCGTTCGTGGGCGCGATGATGGGCAATGACATAAACGTCCTGCTCTCGCCTCTCGGGGACGTTGACGCGATGATCCGTTGCTATCGTGACACTGAAGATGGCCCGGCTCATGGCTGTATGTCCTACGCTGCCAATCACTTCTCAACGGACGGTCGCCATCCTGTCGAGGTCTATGCGCTGGGCGGGGACATCCAATTCGCGATGGTCCGTAGCGACGAACCTAAAGCCGAAACGCTGCTTGGCAGTCGGTCGGCGCAAGATACGTTTGATCGCTACGGGGGAGAGGATGGGCCTTCCTGCCGCGATAGCTGCTGCCGGTCTGACGTTGCGTTGTGGGAAGCCGCTAAGGCTGCTCTCGCTCGCGAAGCTGCGGGGGACGCTGGGGACGCTGGGGACGTTGCAAGCGATGCGCCTGCCTTCCTGCCTGCGTGGGATAGCCACGATTATCCGGTGCTGGCTCGCTGCCTCGTCTGGGCTGATCGCAAGCAATACGGGCGCGTCTATGGCGATGCTGTCGCGGCGCGGATGCTTCGCACTGGGCTGGAAGCTCTGGGCTATTCGTCTGGGTCGCTGTCGGGTGCCAAGCTCGGCAAGGTGGAAGTGCGCGGGTCGTATCTCATGCCTTACCTAGACATCGGCGGTGGCAACTTCGGCGACTATTGCGACGATTTCTTTCGGGTCGGTGGCGACTATGACGGCAATTCGACTAACGGGCTGGCGGACGCTGAATGCAACTCTGTCGAGTGCGACCATTGCGGCGATGATGTTGACGGGGACGATACGCGGTCGGTCGCTACGGGTCATTATGACAGCGAAAGCTGGTGCGAGTGCTGCGTGGAGAATAGCGCCTTCTACTGCGAGGAAACGCATCAATACGTCACTGACAATCGGCTGGCGGAATACATCAACACTCGCGGCCATACGGTTTTGGTTGCTGACTGGGCGATTGAGCGCGGGGACGTTGACGTTACGCTCTGCCGCGATGGTGAGTATCGGGAAGACGCTGCAACCTGCGACGATTGCGGCGATGGCTTCCCCCGCGATGATCTAGGCGCGTTCGATGCTGACGGCTCGGGCGATTGCCTCTGCTCTGACTGTGGCGATACGCGGCAAGCTGACGTTGACGCTGAAGCTGCTCTCCTGTCGCCTGAATTGCCTCTCTCTGACGGCGGCGAAGCTCTCGCCATCGCTGCCTAACAGTCTCCAATCTAGGACAATCCACAATGACGCTTTCTCCTAAATCTTCGCCCGCTTCGCCCCTCGCCGCTGCTCCTGAACGCAAGGCAGGGACTGATAAAGACTTCCCCTCCGCCAAGCCTAGCGCGGCCTACATCAAGGCTGTGACGCCTGCGGAGCTTCCCCCTCGCCTTCCCTTCTACGCTGCGAAGGGGACGCCTGCGGAACTTGAAGCGATGCGGGCCGATATGTCTGGGCTGCTGGACATCCTCTCGCACGCTCGCCCGCATGGTTCGCAAGCGGAGCTAGACTTCATCAAGTCGCACATTCTCAAGCCGGTGCGGTCGCTGGGGTTTGAGCCTGTCGTGGATGGGTTCGGTAATATCTGGGTCACTGTCTCGGCTCCCATAGGCCAGCGCGGGCCTAACTTCCTGTGGTCCTGTCACGTCGATACGGTTCACGCGAAGGGCGGACGGCAAGCGGTGCAATACATGGCGGACGGTCGCACTGTGGAGCTGGTCAAGCGCAAGCCGGGGCGCTGCCTTGGGGCGGATGATGGCGCGGGCGTGTGGCTGCTTTTGGAGATGATGCGGGCAGGCGTTGCGGGCGGCTATGTGTTCCATCGTGGCGAAGAGGTCGGGCGGCTCGGGTCGTCGTTCGTCGCGGATAAGGAACCTTGGCGGCTCGAAAGCTATGACGCCTGCGTAGCCTTTGATCGGCGCGACTCTGACAATCTGATTACTCATCAAATGGGGCTGCGCTGTGCCTCTGATCTGTTCGCCTCAACACTGGCTAAGGCTATCAATAGCGCCAGCGGGGCGCGGTCGCTGCAATATGCGGCGGACGATACGGGGAGCTATACGGACAGCTATTCCTACGCGGAACTGGTCTCCGAATGTGCGAATATGTCTGTCGGCTATGATGGGGAGCATGGGCCGCGCGAAAGCCTGGACGCGCTCCACCTGTGGCGCTTGCGGGCGGCGATGGTCTCGGCTGACTTGTCGCGAGTGGTCTGCGAGCGGGATTGCACGCTGGCTGAATATGATAGCTTCGGCGGCTATGGTTCGGGGTCGTGGTCTTCGGGCTATGGTTCGGCGATGGGCAAGGTCGATCGGTCGCCTAGTTGGGCAATGGATCGCAATGCGTGGGGCGATGATCTGGAATGGTCGCCTGATACTGACAGCCTCGCGGCGCTAGTCGAGCGCTGTCCAGATGCGGTCGCGGCTCTGCTCGATCTCTACGGGCTTGGATGGACGGACGTTGCGGAGCATATGTCGCCTAGTGAGTTGACGCATACGCTCGGCGCGGGGGCTTCGCTCAAGGTCTCTGGCGGAGGCTGGGCTAATGACTAGGGCCGCTTACAATCGCCGGATAAAGGGTGGCAAGGCGGGGTGGGAGGGCGATTTGCTCTCCTACCTGAACGCTAATCCCCTCGCCTCTGTGGCGGAATGCCGCAAGGCAACATCGGTCGGATGGGACGCGGCCTTTGTTGAAGCTCTCCGCCCCGCTAAGGTTGGCCCTTCGTGAAAATATCAACAATCGAGCGGACGGCTGAAGCTCTGCTGGTGGTGCTGTTGGCGCTGCTGGTCTTCCTTCCCCTCTCTCTGCTCCTGAAGCTCTGGCACGCTGCGGACCTAGACCGGGACTAGCTGCCTTCCCTCTCTGCTCGTTCTCTGGGCCGTCCTAGCGCAAGCTGGGGCGGTCTTTTGCTGTCGGGGGTCTAGGCGCTCCCCTCTGGGCGGCGATAGGCCGCAAAAGCGGATAGTCCCTAAACTGGGCTGAGAGGGGCGCTAGGGCGCGTCCTCTCAATTCGGCTAGTGGGGTGCGTCCCCTGCCTGTCTTCGCGCTGGGCGCTAGGCTGGGCGGCGCTGGGCGAGGGGTTCGGATTGCCTGCCTGCCTTCCCCTCTGGCGCTGCCTCTGGGCGGGGGGCTGGCGGGTGGTGGCTGGAAGGCAGGCGTGGGCGCGAGCGGGCGGGCGCGTGTGTCATAAGGAAGCGGGGGCCTGCGGGCGTGGGACGAAAAACACAGATCGACCGATGGCCGATAGGTGCTGGGGGTTAGGGCGAAAAGGTCCACAAAGCTCATCACGAAATCCATTCGGCCTAAAGGCGAAAAGGTCCACGAATGTAATCTCATGGGGACTTCGGGCCACCCGTTAGAGTGACCCGGAGCCTATTCCCCTACGAGTTTTGGCTTGTGGAAGAAGCGTGCGTGGACGAACATCGCACTGGTGATCGCCATCGCGCCAGAGACGCCATAGATGGCCCCAGACAGGATGCTGTTCTCGCCCTCGACGATCAATCGCCACAGGTGAGCTTGGAGCATTGCGATGGTGAACGACATGAAGGCCGCAGCCTTGTAGTTCCCGGCATTCACCACCCGGCTCTGAAAGCCGAGGGTGAACACAGAGGCGAAGCCCCCGATGAACAGGAGCAGAGCGTCGATAGGCGTCAAGCGACGTATGCCCGTTCGAGGCGCTCGCTCATTGCCAGCGGGACGTAGCGGAGGACATTGCGGGCGAAGGGCGAGGCTTCCTTCAGGTAGCGCAGCCGGTGCCTGCCATCAGCCTTGCCTGCCTCGACATTAGCGATGCGGTCGGCAGTCTTGACGATAGCCGCCTTGGGGAACGCTTCGATCTTGGCGTAGACCGAGGCCATATGCGCAGCGCGGTCGCCATTGTCGCCGCTGCATCCCCAGACGATTGAGGCTACCGTGGTGCCGAACTCGGCCTCGATAGAGCTGAACGTCTCGTCCGTGTCCTCGATAGCGTCATGGAGCCAAGCGGCCTCGACGTGGGAGCCGAAGAAGCCGAAGTCCTTGACCACCTGAACCACCTTGACGAGATGACCATTGGCGTAGCTGTGGCCGTCATAGGTCTGATCGGCATGGACCCGGCGAGCGAAGTCTTCAGCCTTACGGTCGTCAGGCCAGTAGGCGGCGGGGAGGAAGCCCTTGTCAGCGCCAAGGCTATCCACTTCCTCCTGCGTCCACTTCAGGACCGGGGGAGCGTCAGGCGCAGGCATTGAAAGCCTCGTCCATCTGCTGTGCCAGCTCGGCGTTAGCGAGAGCCTTCTGGTAGCCAGCGACCGTCCCCTTGCGGGCATGGAGCTTGGCGTAGGCGTCGAAGGTATCCATGGCCGTCGCCAGCGCCACGAGGACGGTGACAGGGACGCGGATCGTGGGCGTCAGGGGTGTAGGCTCAGAGAGCGGCCCTCCGACTAACTTAAACCACTCTACGCAGTGGGCACATTTGCCGTCTTCAGTGCGCGTGAGGGGCTTGCCGCACGTATGGCACCAAGGGTCCTTGCGAGGCTCCGGTGGTATGTAGGGGAATATGCTCTTAGGGTCAGACGCCGCAGCTTCCGCCTTTGCCGGTGATGTCACAGATGTCATGGTATGTTGCTTCCGCAAATTCCTGCCCCAGATTGGCCCGGGCAGTCTTGTAGTTGGTGGGGGTCAGCGGCTGTCCGCCTCTCGCCCCATCAGGGTAACAGGTGAAGCCACGGAGGCGGGGGGCATACTTGGCGAGCGTGAGGCCAAAGGCGTCCACGGTGTCAGGGTTGTTGTGCTTCGATCCCCACTGCGGGAGATTGATCGTGGAGCTGATCGCCATGTCCACGAAGTCCTGCACATCCGCTTGGAACGCGATGCGGCGCTCGTAGTCTTCAGCCAGATCGACGGCGCTCTCGATCTTGTCGGGGTCAGCTCCGTATTGGTCGATCAGCTCCTGTGCGGTGCCATCGACGACATACTGGAAGCGCCAGTCGCTGTTGCCCTTGAGATAGCGACGCTTGTAGGCGACGGCGAAGAGAGGCTCGATGCCAGTCGTCGTGCCTGCAAGGATGCCAATCGTGCCGGTCGGCGCAATAGCGCGATTAGCCACAGGACGGCTAACGCAAAGGTGATCCGCAAAGGACCGCGAGGTAGTATCGGAGATGATCTTATAAGCTGCGAGCCAGTTGCGAAGCTCGGGAGTGACTTCATAGCGTGATCCCTTCTTGATGAGCCATTCATGGGCCCCCATGAGGCCAAGACCTAAGCGACGGTTCTTCTCTCGGACCTTGCCTACCTTATCATAAGGAAGCTTTGCTCGTAGGGTGCCGCATATGAGGAACTGGGTAGCGAGTGCGGTGACGGACATGAACTCTTCGAGAGTGTCGATGCGGCCCATGTTAAGGCTACCGAGATTGCAGACGTCGCTATCGTCAGCCGAAGTGACTTCGGTGCAGGCGTTGCGGAGGGTTTCATTGGAGTTGGCTCCGAAGTTGAAGGAGAACCCCGGCTCGGCAGTCTTCAGCGCCTGTGCGATGTTCTTGCGGAACGTGGGGTGAGCTGCTCGACCTTCGACGCCAAGGGCGAGCCAGTTGTCATCGTAGTTGAGCGAGATGTTGGTCATGTCGAGCGGCGCAGGGAAGTTGAAGTCCTGCGTCTTCACATCAGCGAGGGTGAGGCCGCTGGTGCCTACGGGCATGGTGTCCCAGTCCTTCGCAGCGAGGAACTTTTCGGCGTCATCATGCTGCCAGTTGAGGCTTGCGTAGATGGCCGAACGGCGAGACCCGCCCTGCATGACGCGGCGACCGATCTCGTTAATCATCATCATCTTCGGGAGCGGGCCTGAAGCCTGCCCTCCGGTGCGCTTGATCGGAGCGCCTTCAGGGCGATAGATCGAGTAGTCGGCACCGATGCCACCACCTGTCATCAGGCAGCTCTCGGACTTCCACGACAGGTTTGCCCAGTCTTCTCGGCTGTCTTCCTCTGCCTTGAGCAGATAGCAGTTGTTGAAGAAGGCGTTGTCGCGGCCAGCATAGTAAAGGTAACGGCCACCGGGGATGAACTTCATGTCGATCATATACTGTCGAAGCTGAAGCATATCGTCCTTGGGCATTAGGCCGCTGCAAACGTGGTGGACTAGAGTGTCACACAGTTGTTCCCACGTTTCAGCGCCTTCATGGCGATACTTGTGGTTGAAGATGTCCTCGCTAAACTTGGAGCGGAACATCGGGTTGGTGTTAGATTTGAACATGCGATACTTGAAAAAAACCCCCACGCCGTAGTAGCGGCGCAGGGGCGGTAGGTTACTGTGATAGGCGAAATTAGGAGCGAAGTTCGTCCAGAAGGATGCAAGCGCAGCGGGCGAGACCGTGCTTGCCGCTCTCGTTCACCACTCGGGCAACGATCAGCGGGTAATCGTCCAGCTCGCCTTCCGAAACGTGGCACCCTTCAGGGCGCACGGTGCCGGGACGGACCACTTGGACAATGCAGCCGCCTGCTCCCACGATGGCGTCAGCCTCGTTGGTGAAGCGGAGATCGTCGAAGACAACGGAGCGGCCTGCGTCGAGATGCGCCTTGGCTTCAGCCATGGCACCCTTGACCCAGAAGTTAGGGCCGAAGAACTCCCGGCCCCAGTCGGTGCCGATGGTCTGCATAGCGAAGCGTGGGGACATCCCAGAGAGGCAAGCCAGAGGGGCTTCCTTCAGTGCGGGGTCAGTCATCAGCCTCGTCACTTCAGCAGGCCCTTGGCCGCTGGTGCGAAGCAGGAGGGTCTCGATCATCGCCTTGAGGGTGCCACCGAGCGAGAGACGGGCGAAGCCGTGGTCGAGGACGAGAGATTGAGCGAGGGTGGTCTTGCCGCTACCCATCGCGGGCGAACATAGTCCGATCAGGAGGGGGGCAGCGGTAGGAGTGCATAGGTTTGGTTCAGGTGTGTCCATCGGAGCAGTAGTTGTAGGGTCTGATCGACCATGAGGGGGCAGAGGATTACCGTGTGGACCGTGCCGAACTCGTCGATCTGTGAGATGGTCACAGCCTCCCGGTCGTCTAGGTCCACGATGGTTTCGTCCATGTCGGGGGTGTTTAGGATTATCGGCTCGCGGCCATGTCGAAGGAACGGATGTGGCGGTGAGGCAGTGCAGGTCTTGAACAGGGTGTCAGGCACACAAGTTACTCCGTCTATTGGGGAGGCGTGTCGGGTCGTCAGACGCTCGGGGGCGTCCATAGGATCGGCTGCTTGAGCTTACCGTCCCAGTCTTCGTAGCGTAGGATGCGGGCGAGCCGCGCCTGTAAGACAGCGTAGTCTTCAGAGAGACCGGCCTTCAGGAACTCGCGCTTGACGTTCTCCCAGCCAAGGCCGGGTTTGGATAGGACCTTCTCCGCCTTCACCACTCCGATGCCGGGACAGCCTTTGTAGCCGTCTGCCGGATCGCCGGTAAGCACTTGAGATAGCCAGTATCTATCAGCCTGCTGCTCGTCAATCGCGGACAATACGCCAAGGCGGAATAGTTTGCCGGGGATCGTCATCATGTCCTTGTCGTCCGACACGATAACGCTCGGCGGGGCCTTCGGATTGGTGGCGAGGATGCCCATGTAGTCATCAGCTTCGATGCGGTCGTTCAGGACCACTTTGTCGCCGTATTCCTCATAGAGCCACTCCACGAGAGTCGTGTAGCCGAGAGGCTTTCGGTTGCCCTTTCGGTTGCTCTTGTAGGAGGGGTCGATGCCATAGCGGAAGTTGTCGGAGCCAGAGAGGACCATGACAAAAATGTCACTGTCAAGGCGTTCCCCGATTGATTTCATTTGTGACCGGAACATATCCTGCGCCTGCCCGATGTTGGTGCTGGCGACGAAGATGCCGTCCCCCCAGTTAGCCTCGTATTCGGAGGCTGCTGCGGAGCGGTAGAGGAAGCCGTCAGCGTCGATCAGGAGTCGGTGGTCCTTGGTGTCGATCTCATCAGCGGCCATGCCAGAGATACTCCACGCCTTCAGGCGTCAGACGCCAAACCGACTGGAAGCCATCGAAGGGCGTCTCGGTCGTGATGTATCCACACACCGCCAACTCGGCGATGCGTTCGGCGTTCTCTCGGGCAAGGTTGGAGCGGGTGGTTGCCCCACCTATCAGGTAGAGCAGTTCGAGTAGGTCTAGGTCCGTCAAGCGGGGGCCTCCTGTTTGATATGGTAGCCGGTGCCATCGCCCATGACCTTCCACCGGCTAGCGCGGTTCTTCACCATCTTGGCGTTGATAGCGGCTTGGAGGCCGGGAAGGCTGGCGAGGGTGATGACGACATTGGCGGCTTCTTCGAGAACGGTCAGCTCATCGCATCCAAGCGATATGGTTTCGGTCAGCTCGTCCATTTCCTCGGAGGCGCGTTCGACGACACGGCTGAAGGTAGCCTTGCCGAACGTGGAGCAGGCCCACTGGCGGATGCCGGGAAGGGTTTCTGTCTGGGTCATTTCTCGATCTCGATGTTGAGGGCTGTCAGGAACAGCTCGTCACGCTCCCGGAGGAAGTCGATCAGGGCTTCCACATCCACGCTCGTAAGGGCGAGGGATTGGGTTCCGTTGGGCGTTGCGACTGTGAGGCTTCCGCCGCGCACGCCCTGCTTCAGCATCCCACGGAGGGCGCAGAGGCGATTGGACGTAGCGCCAGCGATGCGGGCCTCCCGCTCCGTTAAGAGAGCAGGAGGCTTATAGATGGTCAGGTCGGTGGTTGGCATGTTTAGTGGCACTCTGCCCAGTTGAGGCCCTGCTTCACATCCACATCTAAGGGACACTGAAAGTTAAAGGGCTTACCTGCGTTGCGCCCCGTAGAGCGGATGATGTCAGCGGCTATCCCCTCCACATGCTGCACCTGCTTGCCTTTGGCATCGACGGTGTAGTGGACTTGGTAGAGGGCAGGATCGTCTCTGAAGGCGAGTTGGTATTCATCGTGCGACCATGAGAGGAACACATAGTCCCCATCCCAGCCATGCTTCAGGCCAGCGGCCTTCAGCTCATCGTCACAGTCAGCGCCCCACTGCTTGCAGATGACAGCCCCTGCGTTTTGCAGGCGCATGTTGAGCGCAGAGTGTTCGGAGCGGATCGGGATTTTGCGGAAGTCTATGCCTCTGATCCAACCACGGGCAGCGCCTGTGGCCTTCTCTTGGCGTTGGCCGGTCTTGGGGTTGACGTAGCCAGCGGGCTTGCCTCTGACTTGCTCTATGAGGCCCTTGAGGCCGGGGGTCTTCTCTAGGAACGCGGCCTTGAGCGTGCGGCCTGCCCCACGGCCTTTGCCAGCGATGGAGCCAATCTTCTCATCCCCCGCCCCGTAAAGGAAGGCGTAGATGAAGGTCTTGGCTTTATCGCGATCTGGGAGGCCAGCGGCGTGCTGATTGGTCGTGTGAACATCGCCTTGAGTGACGATGCGGGCGTAGTTCCCTCCGTCCCCAGCAAGGGATAGATCAGAGGCGAGACAGCGAAGCTCTAAGCCTGCTTGGTCTGCCCCAAGCTGAACCCATCCAGTAGGGACATGGAACAGCGCTCGACATTCCCGCCCGAACTCACTCGATACACGAGGGACTTGCGATATGTTGGGGTGAGAGTGGGTCGAGCGGCCTGTGACGGTGCCGTTTGGTGTGTAGCGTGCATGGATTTTACCTTCTCTTGCGACCTTCAGCCACGCTTGGTTTCCTTCGGACAGTTGGCCGATGCGCTTTTCGAGCAGGAAGAACCTTGCGAGGACTTTGGCCTCTGGGAACGGGAGATTGGAGAGGACATCATCGTCCACGATTGCCTTGCCGTTGTCGGTGAAGGCGGAGGGCTTCCAACCGTATTTGTCGGTCAGGCGGTCAGCGATATGATCGCGGCTCGCAGGGTTGAACTCGAACTCCTTCCACCGCTCGACCGGGACGCCCACGACATAGCCGAGGGTCCGGTTGGAGCGCTTGGGGTAGAAGTCGGGGAGGCGAACCTTCCAGTTGGGGAACAGGTTGAGCAGGGAGACGCGAAGTTCCTCGCGCTCGTCAACGAGACGGCCAAGTAGCTCCGCAGCGGCGGCGACGTTGAAGGGGAAGCCGTTCGTCTCGATCTGGAAGCAGAGGCGAGCGATGCGGTGTTCGAGGGTCAGGGACTGCTCGGAGGGCTGGTGAGCCATGAGCTTGGAGTGCAGTAGGAGCGTGACCGCCCCGTCCTGCATCATGTAATCGAACATCTCTTCGGTGAAGGTCTGCCAGTCGCCTCCGTCGAAGTCGCCCTTATGCTCCCCAAGGCGATAACCCCACGCGGCGAGCGAGTGAGAGCCGATCATCTTGGCAGGGAACGGGGGTGGGACAGGCTTGCGCCACTGGTATGGCTCAAGGTTGTTGACGATGCGTTCGGCTTGTTCAGCCTCGAACTCGGAATACTCACGCCACTGGCGGGCGCGGATGAAGTCGGTGGCCTTGATGTCGGGCCAGATGAGCCGACCGAGGACCATAGTGTCGTAGAACTTGATGTGCTTCAGGCTCTCCCTCGTGTGAGGATAGAGCTTGTAGATGACCTGTTCGTCGAACTTGATCCCGTTGTGGAACCAAACTTCGTCAGCCTTCTCTAGCTCGGCAAGGTATTCGTCTATCTCGTTAGGCCGGAAGCCTCGCGCCTCCTGTGTGTCGATGTTGACTAGGACTGCGCAGTGGATGGTGGTGACAGCTTCTAGGAAGCCGTTGGTCTCGGTGTCGGAAATGTAGCGGAGCAAGTGTCGGTGTCAGTCTGGGTTGATGAGGGGACTAGGCGCAGTGCTGGAAGCTCTGCCCAGAGCGACTGTCGTTCCTGCTGCGCACGCTGAAGCGCCCAAGCAGTTCCTTGGTTGGAACCACCCGGCACAGCTATCTTGCGGCGCAGGGAAACGATCAGTCGGCTCTTGGTGGCGAGTTCCTGCATGATGGTCGCAGGGTCCCTCTCGCCCGCTTCGACGGCGGGACCGGGGGTTTCAGGGGTCATTGTGGCTTTCAGACTTGGAGGGACTGGCCCTCTTCGGTCGAAGGAAAGAGGCACTCGGAGATGAGGCCCTTGATGGTGTCGTAGGCGAGCGTGATGGTCTTGCCGGTGGCTCGCCCGGTGTAGCGGTCCTTGAGGACGCGGAAGGTCGTCTGCTGCGCGATCTCGGGGTCTTCGTGCTGGGGGTTGCGCTCAAGCCCGAAGGCAAAGTGCGCCCAGAAGCCGATCGCTCGACTGCCCTTGAAGTGGCGAAGCATGACCCGACCACCTTCCTCGTGCGGCTTCCCTTCAGGGGTCGCCAAGTGGGAGATGACATGGATGACCACGCCCAGCTCCTGCGCCATGAGCGCAAGTTCCTTGGTGATGATCTCTAGGCTCTCACGTTCCTTCGAGGGGTCAGCGAGAGCGGTCAGGTGGTCGATATAGAAGTGCTTCACGCCGAGAGCGTGGGCCATGTATCGGATGCGGGCGGCAATCTGATCCCATGACGCAGAGGCGAAGTTGCCTCCAAGGTAGAGCTTGCCGGTGGCCTCGACCTTAGCGAAGGCTTCGTCCAGCTCGGCCTGCGTCCAGCTCCCGTCAGGGATATGGAACTGCTTGCCTGCGGACTTGCCGACGATGCGCTTGCCGGTCTCGCTTGGGGGCTGCTCAAGGTAGATGCAGGCGGTGGGTATCCCCAGCTCCATGACATCGAACTCGATCTGCTGCGTGAACAGATCGGTCTTGCCTACCCCGGTGCCTGCGCCGAAGTAGTAAACTTCACCATCCCGGCGTCCGAACGTCAGCTCGGTCAGGGTGGGAAGGAACCACGGTCGGCCCATGCTGACAGGGGCGAGGACTTCAGCCTTGATGTCCGAGAGCGTGAAGATGCCTTCGGGCTGGTAGGGCTTGGCGTTCCAGAAGGCGCTTGTGATCGCACTGGCCTTGCCAGCTACGAGCGCCTCGTTGGCGTCCTTGAAGCCTTCGATGACAGCGACGAACACCTTGCCCAGAGGCAGGATTTCCGCGCACTGCTCGGCAGCGTGACGCCCCGGATCGTCATCGTCGAACATGAGGACGATCTTGTCGAACTCACATATCCATTCGTAGTGACGCTTGATGTCGTTGAGGGCGTTGCCTGCGCCCGCTGTAAGCGAGACGACAGGATACTTGCAGTCCTGCACCTGTGAGACGGAGAGACAGTCGATCTCCCCTTCGGTGATGATGAGGGAGCGCCTGTCGCCACGCCAGAGATGCTGGCCGAACAGGGGTAGCTTGGTGCCGCTCGCCTTGAGGACCGGGAAGTCCTCCTTGTTCGGCAGGCGGACCTTCTGCGCTACAAGCTCGCGGGTCTCGGGGTCTCGGAAGTGAGTGAAGTGGCAGGGCTTGCCGTTGAACTCCCCGATCCCATAGTCGAAGAAGCGGCAAGTCTTCTCTGACAGCGCCCGCTTGGGGAGGCCAGAGATCGTGTAGTGGATGGGATTGAAAGATCGTTCGGGCCGGGACGCAGCCTCCGAGGCCACGCGCTCCGCAACGTCTCCATCTGCCTTCTCGTAATACTTGCAGGATGGAGTGAAGCAGTGTGCGTGGCCGTCAGAGTAGCGCCCCAGATTGTTGCGAGAACCGCAGCCGGGGCAGCTTTCCTTCGCAACGAAGACGCTATCACTAGCGTCATCATCGTATGGGGGCATTGTAACCTTTAGGCGTAGGTGATCGTAGCGACCGGAGGCGTCGTGTTAGGGACGAACTTCCGCGCTACGGTCTTCAGAGCGAAGAACTCCTTGCCGGGGTTGATCTTGGCGAGGCGTGCGGCTTCGGTGAGCGCTCCCTGTTCCGTGGTGTGCTGGAAGCGAGGGGTCGAGTAGCCGGGAGCCGAAGTCCAGACGAGCCAGAAGCCCTTCGGCAAGGCCCAAGGCGCTGAAGCCGCGGCGGGTGCCTGTGGTGCCACGGTAGGCAGGCTGACCGGATCGTAAACGAGGCGGATATGGCTGCCAGCCGAGGGGATGGTCCCATCGGCGCGGACATACCAATCCTTGCGTCTCCATGCGTGTCCACTTTCCTGAAGCGGGAAGGCACGCTCGAAGGTGACGCAGAGTAATCTGCTGCTGCTGCTGTCGCGCATGGCCTTGAGGACACGGATGCCGTCCATGGTGCGGAAGTCCGTGGCGTTGTATTCCGTCAGGTCAGGCTGAAACCACGAAGGGGCGGCAGGTCGCTGATCGGCAGGAACGCCTGACCAGATGCTCTTCCCGCCAATCACTTGACGAGGCCCCCGATGTTGTGGAGAAGCTTGTAGGCAGCGTTCACATCAGCATCGACAGCCTTGCGGAGTGCGGTCAGGTCGGTGATCGCCTGCTGGACAACGGCGAGCTTGCGGACATCGCGGTCGATAGCGTTCTCGATGGTGGCTTCGATCTTGGCGATCTTGGTCAGGAGGCCAGCGACGTTCGGGGTGATGCGGTCGGTGATCGTCCGCTTGATGCGAGATGCAAAGCGAGCGAAGAGGGTCTTGATGCTCATGGTGAGATAGTCCTAATTGTCAGGAGAAATACATCCCCAAGCCCAGCGACGTTGCGAAGGCCCACGCAATAAACGCATGGCCGATCAGCAACTTCATGTCGTAAGGCTCGAAGCGTGTATCGTTGTTCTCGGGGTCGTTCGGATCAGGATCGAACGGTGAAGCGAACATCAGCCGTTGAAGCTGTAGCGCATGTAGCGCTGCCCAGTTGTCGGGTGCTTCTTCCAGACGCCGACCACCTTGAAGCCTTCGTCACGGATTTCCGTGATGCGGCGGGTGAGGCTCTGGACGCTGTGATCCATGAGGGCTTCCCGCTGCGTGATGGTGCCAGCGGTCGAGAGATGCGACAGGACCATGCGGGCCTGCGGCGATAGGCGGAGCTTGTTCGGCTCTGCGACCTTCTTGGTGTTCTTGGTCATCAGATTTTCGATCCTTTACGGATGGTAGCGGTCAGGTCCCGCAGGGTGCGCGGAACGTCGAAGCGGAGGAGATAGTAGAGATCGGTCCCGATGCTGACGAAGGCATCCCCGATGTAGAAGGCCACGCCAGCGATGATGGCGACGACGATCATGAGCGGGAGCAGGAGCAGCGCCACGAGGGCGAGAAGCGAGCGACCCAAGCGGGTGTTCGCGGAGTTGACGATACGGCGGATCATGGTGGTGTTACTTCTTTCGCTTAGGAGCGGCTTGCCGCTTGGCGGAGATCGTGAGGAAGGCAGGCGGGTTGGTGCGGAAGGCTTCGAGAGCCAGCGCGTCTGCTGCGAAGTCGAGAGCGTCAGCGTAGGTCGAATAGACCACGGTGCCGTAGGTCGGGATGATGCGCTTCACGAAGGCAGCTCCACGCGGTTCATCAGCCATCCGTAGAGGAAGGCTTCATCCTTGGGGCGCGTCTCGGCGAGCATGATGTAGCGAGCGCCTTGGAGGCAGTTGAGTGCCTTGAGCAGGACGGTTTCAGCATCCTCCAATCCACGGCGCTTCACGAGGCCGTTGAGAGCGCCGATGGTTCCGTTGCCAATCGCACCGTCCACGGTCAGGTCAGCGTAGTCCTTGCCGCCATTGTTGAGGGCGTTGAGGGCTTGCTGAAGGAACTTGGAGGCCATGCCGGTCCCCATGTTGACGCCAGTGTCGAACAGCTCGGCAGCGAGGGAAGCGGAAACGCCCGCAACCTTGCCGAAACCGGGCTTATGGAAATACTGGTTGCGGTAGATGGTGAGGGCGTCTTCCTTCTTCATGTCACGCATGGAGCCGCTGAAGCCATTGGCTCGGGCGGTGCCGATGGTGATGCCGAAGTTGGTCTCTCCGCCGCTGTCACGCGGATCGTTGACGTAGCCGCCCTCGACCTTGACGAGATCGGCTAGGAGTTTGTCGATGTTCATAGGTTACTCGCACAGTTGAACCCAGCGCCGAGAGGCGTCAGGTCGAGGGGTTGATTGGAGCGCTAGGAGGCGCGAGGCTCTTTCAGCCACGCCGCAGGGATGAGTTTCTCGGCATACTTGAAGCCGTGATGGTCAGCCCACTTCCCATGGGTCGTCGGAGACCCCTTGTAGATGGGAGCGTTGGCGCGACTGAAGACGAGCCGGATGTCTAGCTCGGGGTGCTGCTGCTTGATGAGGATATGCTTCTTGCGGTCTTCCGCGTCGAAGATGCCCTTGCTCTCAACGATGATGCCGTTGGCGAGCAGCACGAAGTCAGGCGTGTAGGTGGCGTTGCGCTCTGGGACGACATAGCTGATCTTCAGCTTCTCATACTCGAACGGCACGCCCTTCGACTTGAGATCGTCGGAGATGCGGAGTTCGAGGCCAGAGCGAAAGCCGTTGTTCAGGCGTGGTGCCTTCCCAGCGGCTCGATTAGATGTCCAAGGCCGAGCCATCGGTGGCTCCGGTGTCTGCCTTGTCTGCCTTGTCTGCGGTAGTGTCGTCAGCATCCAGCGAGGGCGCAACGGCGTCCTCCGGGCTGTATTCGTAGCCGTCCTCGATTTCCTCGAAGCCGCACGAGCCGAAGCCGTTCAGTTCCTTGATCTGGACCTGATTGAACTGCATCGTGACGCCCTTCTCGAAGGGGACGATGTTGCCCATCAGGCGGAGGACCGAACCGCCGCCGACATTGACGCCCTTGGCGGGTGCGCCCTTGCCGTCGAAGATGGCCGGGGCGTAGTTCGTCTTCATGATGAAAACGATCTCGTTCGCCTCTTCGTCGATGACGAACGGCATGTAGAGCGTGAGGCCCTTCTTGCCGTGCAGCTCGACCGCAGCGTCCTTCAGCTTCTGGACGAAGGCCAGCGCAGCGGGGTCGCCGCCCGCGCAGACGAGCTTCGTCTTGAACTTGTTGTCGGCGTATTTCCCCACGGTGTCAGGCTTGGAAATATGCGGATAGCGTGCCGCCCCGAAAGGCGACGTGAATTTGATCTTGTTGCTCAAAGTTTACTCGGTGGTGTTTGGAATGTGGAAAGCCCCCGACCAGCGGCGTGCTGATCGAGGGCCTTGGAGCAGCTTGCCGGGGTGCGCCGATTAGGGCGTGGCAGGCTTTGTGGGTCAGGGTGTTCCAGAGCGTTTGTGGGTCTCTGGGTATATCAGGGTTATATCCTCAATCTGGCATAGTCCTCAATTCGGGAAGGACGAACTGCAAGGTGTCCCGCAGCATCTCCATGCCTATGTCCCCAAGCGTGGGGTGACAGAGGATGAGCTTCAGGTCCCGTATGGCAAGGTCCCGGCTGCGTTCGTAGTCGCCGACCTTGCAGTTGCAGACGCGCTCCGAGGGAGGGACGAGCCAGTCGTGCGAGGGGCAGTGGTAGCCGTGGTGGGTCATCAGGTGTTCCTCATCTCTACGGCCTGCGTCAAGAAGCCGAGCATCATACCCATCCCGGTGTTCAGTTCGTCCCCTTGGAGGACATCGGCGATGCGTTTGAGGCTAATCGCCTTGGAGAGTTCGATTTGATGCTCTCCGGGTGGGTTGGTCACATAGGCGCACGCTGCCTGCGAACCCTTCTCCACGAGAAGATGGGCCGGGTGTGGAACGATGGTCATGTCAGGTTTCCTTTCGCGTGCCGTTAAGCTCGCCAGTCTTGGGGTCACGTCCGCAGCCGTCAGGGCAGGAGACGTTGAGGCCCCCGCAGCTATCGCAGTCAGGGGAAGGCACTTCGGCCCAAGCGAGAGGGAACAGGGAGCCGGTGGTCTGGGTCCTTGGGTTGCCACACCACTCCACGAACTCTGCGGGGCGTCCTTGTCGGGCTTCCTGCCACCAAGCCTCGATCCACTGGGTTCCGGTGGTGGACCACCCGCCTCTCTCGAAGTAGCCCTTCGTCTCCGTCAGGATCAGGATGCGCCGGTCCTTTGGCGCGGTGGTCATATCTGTTTGCATTGTGTTCAGTCTCCAATCGTGGACAATCAGGCGAAGGCGTAGTCGGCGTCGAGGACCACGTTCAGGTCCATGTCGCCCTTCGTGGGCAGTGCGGGGAGCTTCTCGATCCCGTCATCCGAGAGGACCGAAAGCGCGTAGTCGAGGGTCTCTTGGAACGGGCAGTAGTCGGCATACATCTCGACGAAGCTCTCACGGATAATCTGGAAGAAGCGTTGCGTCTTGCCAGCGTGAGCGCCGAAGCTGTCGTGGATGAGGGCGAAGTCCATCATGCCCTCGTTGTAGGCGTTCAGGACCGTAAGCATCAGGTGCGAGCCGTCCATCGAGTGAATGACGTTGGGCGCGACAGCCGACCGGGCCTTCTCTTTGTCGATGCGGTCGAGGGGCTTGGTGCGCAGATTGAGCTGGACCCTGCGCAGAACGCTGACCCCATCGTCTCCGATCTTGTCGTGCAGCTTGGCTTCCGTCACCGGGAGCTTCCGGTCGTAAAGGCAAAGCTCCACAACCTTCGTCTCCCAGACACTGTAGCGGTGCATGACAGGGAGGCCGAGGGGCGTGGACCACACGAGAGGGTGACGCTCGTGAGCCAACGTGGCCGCGAGACGCTTGAAGAAGTCCATGCCTTCGGTCGCCTTGGTCACAGTGCGGGTCACTGCGGCCCACACCTTCGCAGCGAGATAGCCAGAGGCCGCGAAGCCGCCGTCCATCTCCCCAGTCAGCTCCCCGGTGTCCTTGTCCTTGCGGGCAGTGGCGTAGGGGTTGACCGTGGCTTGGCCGGTGAAGACATCATCGTTCAGAGGACGCATCAGGTCCTCCATCTGCTGCTGCCTGAAGCCGAACTGCTCGCTTGAGTAGGCGAAGGTCATCACGTTGCGCTTGACGATCCCACGGTCCACGCCAGCGGCGAGAACGAGGATAGCCATCTCGTTGCCGTCAGCGGCTTCCAGCTCCATCTCCGCAATCACTTCGTCGCAGACAGTCTGGTAGAGATCGCTGGGGGTGTCGCTCGGGGTGAGAGACACGAGGGCAGCTTCGTCAGCCGCACGGAGCGCAGCCGAGTAGTGCTGAAGGCCAGAGTTCGACCCATCCAGCGCAACGGCGAGATGGGAGACGTAGCTGTCCTTGCGGCCACCCTTGACCCACGCTGCGTAGTCGATGCAGGCGGCGACGAACATGAAGGGGCTGTCTGCCTTCTTCCACTCGGCAACGGTCCCCTTGGGGTCCTTGGCGATGCGGAGGATCATCAGCTCGTTGTTCGATACCCAGTCGAGGCGAGCGTCGAAGGACTTCTTGCTCACCTTGTCGAAGTCGCCACAGTTGGCGAGATGCACCGACAGCCACCCTGCCCCGAACTCACCAAGCGGCTCGCCGTCCGAGAACTGGAAGAGCGCCTTGATATGGTCCGCCCGCTGGTGGCTGAAGTGGGGAACTGGATAGACCCGTCCCCGGAAGTCCAGCGAGTGCGGGAGCCAGAAGCGCTGGTAGCCTGTCAGCTCGTTGGCGGTCTCGATGTCACGCAGGAGAACTGCCTGATCGGAGACGACGCCACGGTTGCGCTCGTGGATGCCAGCGAGGGCCATGCGGGTGGCCTTGCGCTGCTTGGTGTCCATGGCCTCCCACTCCGCCTTGTCGAGCTTGGCGGGAAGCTGCATCAGGCTATTGGCAGGCAGGCCGAGGCCAACGATGCCATTGTCGAAGCCCCACTGGACGAGATCGAGGATGGGCTGGTTGATGCTCCATGCCGTGCCTTGGATGGCGTTCACCGACTGAAGCACGTAGTCCATCTGACCGTCAGCGATGGCGGTGCGGATGAGAACCTTGTGGTCCTTGTTGAAGGTGCGGACGAGCTTCACGCTGCGAGCGGCGCGAGGCTCATAGTAGCAGCCGGTGTCCATGTCGGTCCAAGGACGCGGGGGGACAACCATCGGGCGGTGAATGGGAGCCATCCACGCCATGCTCTCCCGCAGCGCTCCGAACATCTGGACCCCTTCGTCCGTGAGGCGGACGGTGGTGATCCGGTTGTTCTTGCCGCGAGAGATCGTCACCAGCTCGAACAGCTCCGAGAGGGCCACGAGGACAGCGTTGGTGAGAGGCTCGGCGATGCGAACCTTCACGTCCTGCGGCCAGTCAATGTGATCAGGGAGCTGCTCGGTGGTGAGCTTGTTGAAGACCTTCTTGCGGTTCCGGCTGCTGCCCTGCTTGTTGGCGACAGCGAGGATGCGAGCGGCGACCTTGCGGCCCTGAAGCTCTTCGACGTTGAGGGCGATGACTTCCGCCTCCACCTGTCCACCGATATGGGTTTGGACGTTGGCGATGGAATGCTCTTTGGTGATCCCGGCGAAGACACTGTTGAGCGTCAGGAACGCAAGCAGGTCAGGATCGAAGCGCTTCAGGTGCGCGAGGGCAGCGTGGCGCTTGCCGGGACCGGGGCGGGTGTTGCTCTCGACCCACTTGGTAATCTGTGCGGAGACGAGAGGGATGCAGCCGCGAATGATCTTCACGGCTTCGGCAGTCGAGTGACCACCGATGTTGTCCGAGGAAGACTGCTGCTGCTTGATGTAGCGGTCGAACCCATCCTTCGAGGCGCGAAGCTCAAGGTCGCGTTGGGCGGCAATGAGATCGTCCGAGGACTGGGGCAGGGTTTGTGTTTGCATCATGGGCAACTCCTAGCCGTGTGGGTATATCAGGGTTATATTCTCAATCGCGGTCTGTCTACGATTGCGGAAGGTGCAGATGGGGCTTCAGGGCGTGAGGCGCAAGGGGCTGGGGATAACTTTGATCGAGGGTCTTGGGAGGGTCCCGTCCCCCTCCCCCACCGTCCCCCACCTGACGGGCGTGGAGCCTAACTAACTGTAAAGCGGAGGAAACTTGCCGCCTACGAACCGGCGTGCGAGGATTTGCAGTCCTCTACGTAACCACTCCGCCATCGGGCCTTCCTACGTTATCAATGAGTTAGCGGCTCCGTCCTCCCTGTCGGTGCAGGAACAAAGAGGGAAATATCGTCCCCCTCCCCCACCCTTCGTCCCCCACCCTGCGCCCCTCTGGCGTCATGAAAAGTGAGAGCCGCGAGGGCGGCATCGGCCAGCGTCTTATCGTCCACATGCGCGTAACGCAACGTGGTCTGGATCGTCTTGTGACCCATCAGCTTCTGGATGACCCGGATGTTGACCCCAGCCTGAACAGCCCTCGTGGCGAAGGTGTGACGGCAGGCATGGAAGACGAACGTGGGGTCAGACGAGAGACCCATCGCTGCCCTTGCCGCATCCCACTGGTGGCGGACCTGTGGGTAGGTGGGCATGAGGCCCCCGGTGACGAGAGGCTCAAGGCGAGCGTGGAGATCGGCAGAGAGAGGGACGGAGCGTGAGCTACCGTTCTTCGTCCCATCGCCCCACAGGTGGACCCACTTGGCTTCAAGCTGTGAGGGCTTGATCGACATAAGCTCCGACACTCGCATCCCAGTGCGGATGGCGACGTAAGCGAGGG